CTTTCGGTGATTCACCCAGAAGATGAGATGGGTGAGAACCGCACGGGTTAAAATATCGGAGAACCACCACGCTAAGCGTATCGTTACACGCGACGAGATCCTTGAGCATTTCTTCTATTGTGTTTTTTGTTTTTCCGTAAGGGTTTGTTATGTTTTGTCCTGTTGGATGATCTTCATTCAGCGGGAAATACTGAGGAACCCCGTACACGGTTGCGCTGCTACTGAAGATAATCTTGTCGACGTTGTAGCGTAGAGCGGTTGAGAAGACATTGCAAGCCGTGGTTATATTTTCATGATAATACAATAACGGATTCGTGATAGACTCCGCCACCGCCTTCTTCCCTGATAGATGCAAAAGAACGTCTATTGTGTTTTCTCTGAAGATTGTTTCTAAAGATGGTTTATCCATTAAATCTGTTTTATAGAATTTGTAGGTGTGATCGTCGTCCCCTCCCAGTAAAACTATCTGGTTGTTAACATCATACGAGTTGTCAAAATTGTCTACCCCCACCACCTCATGGCCTTCTCTGAGAAGTTCAACCGCACAATGGGACCCTATAAAACCGGTAACGCCTGTAATTAATACTTTCATTTATTTAGTAATGTAATAACCATAACTCTAGTTATACTCTAGTTATACTCTAGTGAACGTTAATGAAGTTCTATATTTTCGAGTAATGGTTGTTTTTGTCTTCCTATTTTGAATCCTTTTGAGTCCATTGGTGCGAACAGTACAACCCCTATGATCACCAATGCTACGCCGATGACGGGTATGATCATCCACCATTTGAGGGTGAATGGGTCTGTTTGTGTTTCTTCAATTTTGAATAGTTGGCGTACTTTGAGAGGTGTTGATTCATAGAAATCGTCATCGTGTTCACGTGTAATATCTGCTAGTTTTGTTTGACTGATCTCGGTGGGCATTACCTCTATAGGTGCTTGTGTTGCTTTGAGTAAGATAATTCCGCCAAGGCCTGTTGTTCTTCCTACTGAGAACAGTGAATCTATTTGTCCTCCTGCTGTGTTGAAGGGGTACATGGCTATTTTGAAGTAGCCTCCATTTCCCGCGAATCGTCCATACGAATTCCGACAGTGCCAATATGGAACATCTCCTCGTTTGTCTTTTGAATATTCTATGTTTTTGGCAATCCCCCACCCCATTACCGATATAGCGTGAAATCCTTTAATAACCCCGACGAGAGTCTTCCATTTCATGGACATCATTCCAGACGTGTAGTCGCCGTTTTCAAAGTAGACCCCTCCGTTTAGCGTGTTGCCGTAAATGAGAAACTTATTAAAACTAGGATATACAGCGAATGAGCCAATAACGGGTCCGTATTGTAGAATATGGCGCTTGACCATGACTTTATACACCTGTCTGAATCTACCGCCGTTATGAATCAGCTGTCCGGGTGAATCGAATTTGTATTTATATTTCTTTGTTTTGTCGAAGTAGCAGCCGCACGTGCTTGGGACGTTGGCGTTTAGTTTGTCTAAATACCCAACATTGAATTCGTCTTTTCCTTTCCTGTTCGTGCACCACTCTTTATCTTCGGAACACCACGAGTAATCTATACAAGTCTGGTCCATTGCCCCCGTAAGAGATAACGCTCTTGATATCTGGCCTGGGTTACCACCGTTACAGGGTTTCCCACTAACAAAGCATGCCATGATTGAAGTCGTGGATACATTTGGGGCCCACGACACGGCTCCCGATACTACATGGCAATCTGATAACACCTGGGCGAGCGTGACTGCATAGCAAGACCCACAAAGATATTGGTCTCGAACGCCGTCAATGAGTTTCTTCTTGGTTAAAACATCTGGAGTGTCTTTGTCTGTTGGTTTGGCCCACGAAAAGTTTTCAGGTAGTTTTGCTGTACCGCTCTTGTATGTGAATGAGTAGATGTTCAGAAGGTCGCGTGGGATGACCGCCTCGTCAATGAAGTTCAGATTTCGTATATCTGAGTTGTATGGAGGGATGTAAATATATTTAGGTTTTCTATCTGTTTGACCGGTGGAAATAAGATACTCATCTGTTTCCTCGTATACATCCACTGTTTGATTATTTCGGATCCTTTCATATGTATCCATTTTGAATTTATTTTATAAATCTAAATCATTAAATTCTTGGCAGGGCTCCAGAAAACTTACGTATGAAAAGGGTAAGGGGGTGTGTCTTACAAACTGTAAAAACTATCTTTGTTAACACAAAATGGCTGATTTAAAACATCCTATTGGGTATCTCGAGCGGACAGACTTCTCAGATACTGGTGATTTGATTGGTCAACTCGGAGGTAAACCCGTACTTGTAATGATTCAGACTGGTTATTGTGGTGGCTGCAAAGTCGCCAAGCCTGATTTTCAGAAAGTTGCTAACGACGGCGCGATCACGTGCATGACTATCCAATTAGACGGAGATAGACAGAGCGAGAAAGACATCCAAGAGGTTATCAATAACATCTACCCCAATCTCGAAACCGTCCCTAATTACGTTCTTTACGTTAACGGTAACCAAAAGATCCCCTACAAAGGAGACGATCGATCATTCTCGTCCCTTAAACAATTTATTCAACAATATGTTTAATAACAATATGTTGACACAGATATATCAATTACTGTTAATTTCTAAAATGACTTAAGGATAAGGAATCTAAGATATAGATAGGCTAAGGTAGTTCCTCAAAATATGATGGTTCTAATTACTACCCGCATATCTATTCAAAAGGCAAAAACGGTTCCTATAATTTATGATCAAATTACTGTTCGCTTTTTGAAAATCATCCTTTGTAACATTGATGTTACAAAATTATTGAATTTACATTACAAAAACCTAAGTGAAATTAAAACCATATGTATACCACTGAATTTATAAGAGCGTCGTTCAAGTTGTTGAACGCAATTCCTGTCGAGACCAAAACGATGGGGGTTAATAAGAAGTTGCTGGCTCATGGGTACGTTGCTCCTCATGGAATATCTTCCGAGGTAGAGCAAGTCCTCATTGCCGAGGCTATCACGTTAAACAAGACTTTCTACGGGGCTTGGCGCGATGTCCTGAACAAGACTCGTGAAGACATAGCGATGGACCAACTTTATCATTACTTCACGACGGCTATCAATGATATTTTTAAAACAAATACAGTTATCATTCCTAACGAGAAATTCGGACTTACTAAACAAATGACAATCCCTCTCAACGTTATCCAAGGTCTCACCGGAAACGAAATTAAAAACAAAGCACGAGATATGATTTACAAAAAAGTAGCTTTAAAAGAAAGCACTATAAATGATATTTTTACTATCATTTCCCCATCCGACGTTGATGTTGAGCGGGTTCAAAACAGAGATAGTAGAATTTATATTTACATCAAACACAATATTGTCCCTAAAGATGGCATCAACATATTGAGGTGCGCAGTCTATGACCTCACAGGAGATCTCACAGTCATAAAAAATAAAGAATTGTATGAAAAGATCATCAAAAGTAAAGGAGACGTCGTTAAGTGGCTGAAAGGGAACGAGAAACCACTCGCGTCTGTGTTTAACAGATTTAAACCAATCTTTATGAGTTTCAAAGAACATACAGAGGCTAAACCGTACATTAATAAGATTAGTAAGTTGTCTAAGCACCACCACAAACCTCTTGAGAGACAAACGTATGAACCTTCGTCTGGATATGAGGTCGTACGACATCTTAAGTTTATCATCCAAAATAAACAACCTAAGGTGTACCAAGTAAGAAACGGTAAAATGTGGTGTACACGAGACAGGACTGAAGATATTACAAAATATACCAATGCCCTGAAAATCCTACTCCCTGATGCCTTTATTCAATCTCCAAACACCAGACTGGCACTCCCCACTTCTGAGAAGAACTTCGTGGACGCGTTTCCGATGGGCACGCAGTTCACGGACCACTCTCTTATCGTGGGTATTAACTGGAGCAATCAAGATGGGCGCAGAGTGGATCTCGATTTAAGTGCGGTAAGTATGAAGGGGAAGATTGGATGGAATAACGATTTTTTCAATAACGAGAAGGATGTTGTGTTTTCCGGCGATGTCGTAGACGCGCCTAATGGGGCCAACGAGTATCTACTTTTCAAGAACGTATCATACCCTCATGCTGTTCTTGTAAATAGATATACAAATCACGTAGATGATGTTGCTATGAATATTATAGTTGCCACGGGAGATACGCTCTCACAGGAAATGATCGCAGACGAAAACATCATCGCAACAGCAGCAACTGTTTGCTCAGAAAAACAGAAAACACTCGGTGTCGTGTACCCAACAAAAGAAGGACCCAGGTTTGTTCTCATTGACAAGTGTCTTGGTAGTAAAATATCAGTCAGCTCGTGGACCAGTGACTCCCAGATCATGATTGAGTCATTCATGAACAACTACATATACATGGATCAATACGCAACCCCTCAAACGATCGAGGAAACAACAGGACAATTAGACCTCACCAATAAAGTAATTTCAAAAAATACCATGTTAACTATTTTTAAGTAGGTTTAGTTCGATGTTTCGTTACTCTACGGAGTAATGAAATAAGATTGTTTTTAGTAACTACGATAGTTTTCTTTACCGCTCATAAGCCAAGCGATGATGATCACGATTAAGATAACTGAGATGACGATGACCCATGGGTTTTTAAAATAGTTTTGAATATTTTCCATGACACCTGCGTACATTTCGCTCCCGTCATATCCATGAGGGAGTAGTGGGGCTCTTACATTTTGCACGTTATGTTGGGGTTGAGGGTATGAACCCTGATCATATGGACTGTCTTTGTAGTACATTTTGGTATACCAAAGAAAAAAAATAGAAATTAGAATTGTGTTAATACGACAAGCAACACAACGAGTAGGATTGTAATTGCAAATAATTCGTATTTATAACGTAAAGCAAAATCGTAAAATGTCTTATCTGAGGAAGGTGCCGGACCTCCGTTAGGATCTCCCGTCGGAGGTTTTGGAGGTTCGGGTTTAGACGGGTCTGATGGTTTGCTATCGAATTTACACACTATATCGTTTTGGACATGGTCGATGGAGACGTTCCCGTCCTCTACGATGTCAAACAATACCTGACACAATTTGTCGGGACATGTCGGGTTAACGAGATGTGAAGGAACCAGGTATTTGCCAGACCGATTCGCACACGACGAATACCAACACCCGTCATTTATAGAATGAGCTCCCTTCATCGCTTGGTAAGACGTAGAACCGGCTCTGTTGATACATTTACAATCTTCGGTATTATGTCTCAGACAATAATTTTGCATTGTCGCGTTCTGGATATGGGTGGGTTGTGATTCAAACCACATCCTACACTCGTTCCCCCCTTCGCCTATAGATTTTAGACGACTACACTCCTTCATGCCCTTCGGACAGGTATTTACCTTTTGGGTGCAGTACTTAGATTCTATATCGTTGTTCTCCCCAAACTTGTCTTTATAAGCAAGCACTTGAGCACGAGTGTCTATCTTATCCAAGTTATAAATACATTTCAAATTAGGGGCTGTTTTATCCCACCCATAGTAAATCAGGGGGTCTTGCCCTTTGGAACTACGCCCGACTTCGCACTCGTCTCTATCCGGGTGCGTGCATCTCGGCTGCGACGTGCAGAAACCCCCGCAGCAGGCGTCGGAGCCCACTTGCCAGTCTCTGACGTTGTGCGTCATGTGGCACGGCACCCGGGCGCTGAACGCGGAGCAATGGAAACATCGACAGTCTCCAGGTTGATACTGATGTTTTTGACTCGTTTGGACTGTACGTCCTACTACGTGTTCTCCCATGTTTTTATGATAAGGGGAAAAGAAACTAAAATAATGTTTCGATCACCTCACCTCACCTCAATACAAGGAGGAACAACACGATCAAGATAATGATAAGTATAAAGATAGGTACATTGCTTGGTGTCTTGAAGTCGATGAAGTTCTCAACAACTTCGTCGTACGGCATGACACGGAGAGAGTAGTTACTCAAATTACTTCTACTACTATTATGATCTTCAGTCATTTTTTCTAGTCAATATTTTATTGAATGTAAGTGTTTGGCAAGGTAGTGAAATTAGTGGCATAAAGATGATACAGTAAACCAAAAATGGATGAATTCAAAAATAAGGTATTGGAGTTCATAAATGAATTACTGGCTCTGTTTGAAGACAAAAACAAAATAGTGTATAGACGTCTCATTCATTACCATCATCAGGTACAAAACAGATTAGACGAAAACGATCTGTACGTGTTGGCTATGCGTTTCGTATCACAGCATCATGTCCATGAAATGACCTCGACACGCAACCATAAGATAATGAAAAACACACCCATGGAACTGGACGTCGAACTACTATGGGAGTCATGCACCCCCCAAAATAAATCAGTCATATGGAAGTGGGTAGACGTCATTATGGAAACGTTAAATCCTCTAATACAAGATTTCTAGTTTATTACCCCTAGGGGTAATAAAGATACAAACTAACTTATGCTTCCTCTTTCACATCGTCCAATACAACCAATGGGTCATTCATATATTTCATGAAACCTTCTGGATCTTTATCGTCAGGGATGTGTGCTGCCTTACGTCCGGCCATGTATTTTTCTAGATATTTTTGCTCGTATTCCGGATGTCTCTCCTTCATATCTACCAGCCACTTAACGCATTGTTTTTCGTTTTCGATACACTCTGCGTGCTTCTGGACGTGCTGCGTGATCGAGTATCTGAGATGAGCCAGCTTCACGCGTTGGGCGATGTAGTTATCTTCGTCATCTGCGTTGGGGTCCTTCTCTGCGTTTCGCATAAGCTCCTCCTCGCGTCTCTTGATCTCGTCCATCTCCTTTTGGTCCTTCTGGCGTTGCTTGCGCACGTTCTGAGCAATGGTGTGCTCAGTTTGCTGCTGGAGATCCACCTCGCTGACCTCTTCGGCCATCCCGTCTGTAACGAGGGGAAACGGCACGCCCACGATGCACGTGAACACGGAGTTGGCGGAATCTACGTCCCTCACGATTTCCTCTGCACGGCTCTCGGCTTCCTGCTGTGTCGTGTAAGCGCCCCTAATCTTTCCAACCCCCTTCACGATCTGAGGACGAGCCTGGAGATCTTCCAGTTGGGTCTTGAATTTAGGCTTCAGAGTAGGTTTAATAAGTTTAAGAAAGTTAACCAGATCATTATCTGGGTATTCGATATATGAGAAAAGTGCAAACTTGGGCTCTCCTGCTCTCGGGGGGTCTACGAATCGTCTGTTGATGATGGGGAACTCGTCCACTCTCTTCACCAAGGCGTCCTTCGCGGCTGCGACCTGCGTCGCGCCCAGGGACGGCTCGTTGGTAGGGTGAGAGGGGGCAAATGTATTTTGAGTACTCATTTTGTTCTTGGAAGATAATACATAACCCAATACTCTTCTAAAAAAGACTTCTGCAGTTGCTTGGGAGCGACAGAAAGAACCAACTCATCGGGACTCCATGAATATTTTACATGTTCATCTGAGTTGTTGAGTATGGAAAGAGACCTGGGAATAGTTAACCCGTTATTCATATGACCTGAGAAGCGTCATATGAATGAAGTTTGTGTTGATGGCAAATATGCATATAAATTCCTTGTGTTTCCTCGTTATTAGTTTACATTGTCTTACAAAAGTTAATAACTTTGAGAGAGAAAAATCAACTTATTTTCGCACAGAAAATGGTTTTCAATTTATTCATATTTTCTGCTTCCAGATCGTCAAACACGTGATGCATATTTTCTTCGAAAGTTGTTAGGAAAGATGGTTGTTGTACAGATACATTATAATGCATTACATGGTTGAAGAAATCGTATTCCGTAGGGATGAGGGGGGATTTTTGCCTCAAAACCACTATCAAAAACTGATGGAATACGGATTTATTGCTCACGAAAGCCAGGTTTCTCATCATGTTCAAGAACGCGTCGTAATGTTTATTGTGCGATGCCATCCAGAACCCCTGTTTAAACGCGTTGGAGCCATAGTACTCGCCGTAAAAAGTTCTGAAGATCTTTATCAGGTATGAAGTCATTGTGGCTATCATATTGTCTGTAAACATCAATAATTTGTTATCCAAAACCCAAAGCCTTACTCCGTCGGCGTTGATGGCTTTCAGAACATAGAACGCCCAGGGGGGGGGCGACGACGGTGGATGTGGCGCGAGGTACCCAATTGGGTTATTTCTGTATGGGCCAACGAGTCCATGTTCAACGACTACATCTAAAGGAGCGCAGAGGAGCGATGGTACACAGCAATGTTTAACGATGTCCTCGAAATCGAAGGGTCGTAGTTCTGGCGGTTTCAGATACGATCTGAGTTCAAGTTCTCTAATTAATCTGATTTCGTCGTCGGCGGGCAACGGTCCTTGTGTTTTTTGGAGGCACCCCTGATACAGTGAGAATCTCGAGTCGGTGACTGAGAGATGGGATATGATATTTTTGTAAGGTTTCCCCGCCTTGCGCAGTGCCAGAATGTTGTTATGCAATAGGTTCTTGTACTCGCACACATCCATTACCCCTAATAAAGAATTTCTGATCGTTGTTAGAGTTACCCATATTTCTTGATCGTTTTCAGTTTCTTCTTCTGTACAAATTTCTTCTAATATAACATCAACAAGTTCAACACATGTTGTTTTAAAGTCGTCAAGCGTGTTATTATCGATATTGAGAGATATGCATGTGTTTATGTTTGATAGCTCTTGTTTGATTAATGACATCGTTATATCGGCCAGGTGTTTGCATTGTTGTTGAACATATTGTTGGTGATATTGTATCTTGTCAGCCTCGGTCACGGTAGTTGGTGCATTTCGGAACCCTTTGGGGATATGAGTCGTATCGATCTTACAATCGTCGCCCCCCCCAAAAAACATATTTAAGATGCTCCCTGTGGTGTTGGGTTCTTTCCCCTCCAGAATAGATTTTTTCTTTATAAGACCCAACAAGGTGCCTATTTTAATTATATCCATGTCCACTATGTCAACCGGGATCCCTGTTGCTTTTGAGGATGCTTCTCGACGGGTTCGCGTTTTCTCTTCGGTTTCTTTCCTAAACTTCATCTCCTCGTCGAGTTTACGAAGTTTCTCTTTTTGTTCTTTAGTTAATTTTAAAGACATCTTTGTTTAGGTTGTATGTTGTTTAACTCTACATAAGCCGCGAAAATCCGTTAGATTCTATTATCTTACTAAAAATGGATATCTGCGATCAATGGAAACAAAACAGAACGGTCAATCCAAGAACAAACAGGAAGATAAAACCTTCAGGGAAGGTATACAAAGATTTACAGGTAGAGTGCGCCGATGTGTCAAGAAGACCCGCCAGGCGCTTGCACTACTCTCCCAAATGCCTCAAGTGGCGCAGCGAACCCACCATAAACCCAGACACAAACCGAAAAATTAAGGCAGGAGGACCAACTTATAAAAAATTAGAGGAAGAGTGTGGGGAAATTGGTCCAATCGCAAGCATCCCAGTGCCTAAAACAGATATTGATCTTCCCGATTTGGACGAGTGCGCCGAGTGGAAGCAAACCCCCCGAAGGAATCCCAGGACGAGGAGAGCAATTAGCCCCCAGGGTAAGGTGTACAAGTGGTACCAGAAGAACTGCGACGCTTCCGCAGACGCCCCCACCATAGGACGCTTCGTAGACGACTCTTGGTTCACCCAGCGCCTAAAAACCGGCACGCGGATTAATAATAACCTCAGGTCTATAAGCGCCGACCAATGGGATATGTGCATGACAGGGTCAAGAGCTCCCAAATTCAGAGATAACTTTTCGGTAGTCATTGAGATAGGAAAAGGATCCTTTGGTCAAGTCTACAGGGCGATTCTAGATAAGGACAGTTTGGTAGTTAAGGAAGCATATCTGAGACCAGGAGAGATGAGAATTCTGAAACAGGCAACCGGAAAAAACGAGAAATGGGAACTCATCAAGAAGAACTCGTATCCTTACGAAAATAGGATCCTAGACCTTGTCAATCAACTCCTCATTAGTCGACGGTGTCCCAATTTCGTATACGTGTATAACATGGCGATGTGCGATGGGTGTAAAGTGGAACGACTTTTCGATAAAGGCAACCCAGCCTCAGGCTCTTGCTACGTGACATTCATGGAAGCGGCAGACACAGACTTGGACCATGTGGATTTCAGGACTTACGACGAACAGCTCAGTATCTTATATCAACTACTAATCGCTGTATACGCAATTCATCATTATTACTCCATTTGGCACAGAGATATAAAATCCTCAAACGTATTTGTGAAGATGATCAAACCTGGCGGTTACTTCGAATATGTAATAAAAGGTAAATCTTACTTCGTGAAAAACACAGGCGTCGTCGTCTACTTGGCAGATTTTGGGGTATCAGAGGTTTTGTCGCCGCTATACGCGTTCAATAACTACTACGGATCTAGAAGCGCAGAAGTGATGGACAACGGAACCGAGTTATACTGGAAACCTATATCGTTATACAGACGACCAGGAATCGACTGGCTAAATAGAAAGGAGAATAAGTTGGTGATAGGTACTCGTAATGTAATTACAGATCCGAAGATCACAAGCAGTGTCCCCATAAATCTCAACAACAGTTACAAGTTTCCTCCATTCGAGTTCTACGACGATATACAAGACGTCATCCGTATATTTGTAGGAGGCAAACAAGCCGCCCAACCAGGCAACCATAAAGGATTAAAACATCTAAACAAAAATCTGAAAGATCTTCTCACAGCGACAAACGCGTACACGAGAACCATCGCGTCGGTATACACCATCCACGACACCGTCAAGTACATATTGGCCGAGCAGATGCTTGAGGAACTATACCAGAAACCCGCAACGCCGCCCGCCTCGATAGTAGATCGGTTTGTGATGTAGCGTCCGTAGGAAAATGCCGGAAACGAAACCGAAAACGCTCGAAGCGGGGGTCGATGAAGCAGGGCGAGGGCCGCTCGCGGGGAGTGTTATTGCCGCCGCCGTGATCTTGGACCCAGGGGCCCCGATCGTCGGGCTGGCCGATTCTAAGACGCTGTCGGAGAAGAAAAGAGGCAGGCTGAGTCTGGAGATAAAGGAGAAAGCGGTTGCGTGGGCCATAGGGGAAGCCACTCATAAAGAAATCGACGAGTCAAATATACTTCAAGCGTCTTTGTTGGCTATGAAAAGAGCTGTTGATAACTTAGACGTCACGCCCACCAATGTGCTCGTGGACGGCAACGCCAAACCCGCGATGGGCATACCGTGCGTCGCCATCGTACGAGGAGACGCCACCGAGCCCGCCATCAGCGCCGCGTCCATCGTGGCGAAAGTACATAGAGACGCCCAAATGGTAGCGCTCCACGAAATACACCCCCAGTACGGGTTCGATAAACACAAAGGTTACCCAACAAAACATCACATGGAAATGTTAAAACTTTATGGGCCGATCGAGTATCATAGGAAGACGTACAAACCTGTAGCGGTCTTACTTGGGTGATATATTGTCCACCACCGACAGATCTTGTAAAAATTATCTTCGGTATCTTAAAAATGACGACTACTGGATCAAATATCACTAGTGGATTTATTGATCTCGCAACTTTCGACGAGATCGAAAAATATCAATACGGTTCCAATCAGGCTTTTGCGTATTTCGTCCGAGAGACCCGCAAATCAACCTGGTTCACGCAGGTACCGGTCATCCTATCCCGCTCCTCGGGTGCAGCAGGCTTCAACCAGGAATGGTCTGTTTCCATTTCCAGAGCGGGCGACTATCTTCTTCAGTCATGGCTCCGACTTACTATCCCTCAGATTACACTGCTCAATGGCAATCAGTTTGGCGCCGCTGGTAGGATTAGATGGACCAGGAATTTGATGCACAATCTGATTAGGGAGTGCTGCATCTCCTTCAACGACTTGGTCGCCGAGCGGTTCGACAACTACTTCCTGGACTTCTGGGCAGCCTTCACCGTGAGCGCCAGCAAGCGTGTCGGATACGACAACATGATCGGGAACGTGGACAGCCTCATCGCCCCCCACGTTGTCGGAGACCCTCTCGTTAGCCAGAATCTCAATATCCCCCTACCGTTCTTCTTCACTCGCGATAGCGGTGTGGCCCTTCCCACAGCGGCTCTTCCCTACAACGAGATGCGAATCTCATTCAACTTCCGCAACTGGAACGAACTCCTTATCCTGGACAACAGCGTTCCTGTCGCCGGAATTAACCCCTCCGTCGTGCCCGTCATCGGCACCGATATCGCCGCCGCCCCAGAACTCACAAACATCCAGGTATGGGCAAACTACTCAATCGTATCCAACGAGGAACGTAAGCGTATGGCATGCGCTCCGAGGGATATCCTCATTGAACAGGTACAAACGGCTCCCAGACAAAACTTTGCCCCCCTTACCAATCCAAGCCCCAGTTACGACATTCGATTCTCTCACTCAATAAAGGCCCTCTTCTTCGCCGTCAGAAACATCACAAACAGCAACATCTGGTCAAACTATACATCCGCGGCTCCAGTACCTGGACCTCAAGTGGTCGTGTTTGAACCCTCGGGCGCTTTCGATCCCATCGCAAACACCACCTTCACATACGAAAACACTAACCGTCTCAATCAAATGGGGTCAGACTACTACTCGCTTATCGAACCTTACTACAAGGCCCCCAGCATACCCGAGCCAACCGGGTACCATCTGTACTCGTACTCTCTAGCCTTCTATAACGTAGACCCACTCGGCTCAACCAATTACGGTAAGTTGACCAACGTGAGCGTTGTGCCTGCGGCATCCGCATCGGCTCTCATCGGAGCCGGAGGTACCGGGGCTGGCGGCACAGGCCAGGATTATGCACAGACATTCGAGTTCGTGATTGTGGGATTAAATACTAATATTATAAGAATATCAGGTGGAGAAAAGAAAGCGCTCCACAACAGGTGCGGGTGGGATCGCGAGGTCCCGAGGCAAATGCAACACGGAATTAAGGTTCCTCAAATGATTGCATGTTGCTAATGAATCATGAACTACATGATACCCTGGTAGCATCTAGTCGGCCACGATCTCGGGCTCTATGAGTGGGATCGTGGTGGTACGGGGACGACAGTCCCCACCTAAGCGACGACAATACGTGTGCACGTATGTCATGTCGTGAACAGGCTAGACGAGTGAAAACGGTCAAAGGTCACATCTTTTGGAAAGGGATGTGGGTAAGACCGTCGGTTCAAGGATGTCGAGAGATATCCACTTTGGATCGCTACAGACTGGGTCACTCGCCGGTCAGGAACGTGCAGGCGCTTGCGCCCCACGGAGCTGGCTTAATGTTCAGTCGGTCCCCAGTAAGCGAAAGCGAGCTGGTTATATGGAAGAAAGTAGTTCCTGAAAAGGGTTACTATAGGAACCATATATCTAAGGGAGGTTATGGTTATTTATTTTAACCATAAGCACGCTAGGATTTCCAGTATTGTAAAATATTTTACGGAACCATTAATCAAAATTCATATTATCAAGATAATATGAATAAGTCTAAACATTACATACGAGGAGTCTTCATGAGCAATAATATCACGTAAAAATGATTTATGTAATGACTTATGTAATGACTTATGTTTTAATCATGAAATTAAAAATAAACATGTCTTTGAATCGAAGTGATTATAAAAAGATAGCAGACGATACGCTATCTAAACTGAGTGATTTTAAACCAGTTAAGTCGGTCACTTATTTGGAAGCTGAATTGGAATCTCTCGTTTACCGACGCCCCAATTCCAATCCCGTTAGGGTTAGTGTTGTAGACGAGACGACACTGCAAACGTGTATCCGTCTCCATAAAGAAGGGTATAAGGATCTTGTATGTCTCAACCAAGCTTCTGCGAGAAACCCTGGTGGAGGTTTTATGAACGGATCAAATGCCCAAGAAGAGAGTTTAGCCAGAAATACGAGTTTATTCAAGTCATTAGAAACTGAATCTAAATTATATGAGTTAAATAATCAATTGCGGCCAAACACTGGGTTATACACGACCGGGTTGATATATTCACCTGATGTTGTTGTGATGAAGAACGATGTTGGCCGTGTTGTGGATAATTTCAAGATTGCCGTCATTACCATGGCTGCGTGCAATAGGAGCGTGACGGCGCGTGTTCCGGCGTGGGATACGCAGGTCGGGCTTATTATGAAGATGAGGTGTAATTACGTTCTCAGGGTTGCGGCGAGTAAGGGTCATAAAGTTTTGGTTTTGGGGGCTTGGGGTTGTGGTGTATTTAAGCAGAATCCTAGAAGTGTTGTTTCTTATTTTAAAGATGCTATACATAATTTTGAGGGATGTTTTGATGAGATTATATTTGGTGTTCCGTTCTCTTACCAGAATCGGAAAGAATTTAAAAAATTATGTTAATTCGTTTAGATGAAACTGTGATTTGTTAATTTTCATAACCCCAAGGTTATGAACGAAAATGTTAAACAAATAGCCATTGATTTTGAGCTAGATTATATTGCAGTTGTTGTCCGTCGGCCGGTGTTCCTGCTTGGATTGGGATTCCGCCAATAGTAACGGCTCCGTATTCCCATTGATTAGTTGTAACGTTATAAACCAGGAACTGCCCAGCAGTTGGTGCTCCCGACGCGATCTGGATTCCGGAGATCATGTAAGCGTTACCGTTCTCGAAACGTTTTTCAATCTCAAAGTTTAAATCACTAGACATTTTAGTATATCCCAAGAAAATATTTGAAAAACTAGCGTAACGATAGCAGATAAATTGGGTGTCTGTCCATATACGCGGATGGGAGGCGGGATATGGCTTCATTATAAAAAAATGATAGAAGAATTCTCTATTGGCCGAAACGTGATCGTGGTCGATTTTAATTAGAACAGTTACGCCCACGTCTATCGACATCAATCCGCGCGTCACACACCGCATCCAATGCGTCTTTATCACTAACTAATTTGAGAACCATACCTTCATACAAACCCTCCAGTCTCGCGAGGACTTGGGCTATGAGGTCCATTGTCATTATTTTACACTTGCGGGCCATTTCAGACAACCTAAAAGCACTATGCATTTTTTTTAGATATGGGCTATTTTGGGACAATAACTGACTCGGCATACACATCTGTTCCGCTGTACCGTCGAATACAGTGACGTTGCCTTCATCTCGTTGATGATAAACCCGCCTCTCAACGCGTTTTAAAGCACGACTGAGATAGGCTGTGGATTGCCTTAAATACGCATCGAGTTGGGAGATCCAGAAGGTGTTGTCGTCCTGACCCTTGTCGATGCAGTCTCCAAACGCGAAACACGGGGTCGTGTTGACATAGATATACTTCGTGGTGTGGCGTAATTGGTCGGGGCAGAAACTACAAATAAACCCAAAACTTATTTGGACCAAGGAACACAGAATAAACGATAAAAGAGATAATTTCATGTTTTTCAATATCACTAACAACCTTAACCCATATTAACAAATTATTTTGTTACCTCTAGAGGTAACAAAACATAAAATTATAAAACATAAAATTATAAAACATAAAATTAAATTTACCTTACTTATCTACTTTCATACTAATAACGGCGTCTTGAGCGAGACCTGGACCTGGGCCTTGATCGTCTGCGGCGCCCGGCAAGGATTAGGCGGGCAATTGAGCGTTCGCGCTCATTCATTGAAGCGTAATTTCGGCAATGCCCGCTTCTGGGGCTTCTGTACTGGTAACTCTTGCAGCGAGACTTGGAACTAGACTTGGAACTAGACCTGCTACGACTTCTTGATCGTATACGTGGCATTTTAACAATACAAGATAAAATTTTAAATTTTAGTTTATTTTCTCATCAAAATGAAGAATATCCTCCACTACTAGATGAGTGCCAATAAACGACACCCGCACCAACCAAACCCCCGACGACAGCACCTACCTCCTTGTAGTTCCATTGATTACCAATATACCAACCGGCAACGACAAGCACAATTACAAGTACTGCATAGAGCAAATATGTCAACATTTCTGAACCATCTGCCATTATGAATCTTTTGTTTAGTTGAGATAATTTTTTTACAATTTGAAATGATGAATGGGAATGAATAAATTCCAGAATATCATACATAAATTAGACGCCAGAATATCTGTTACCCTAAGGTAATAGATTTGATTTAGTTTGAAAAAGCTTTCTTCGCAATTGTACCTGTATTATTCATTGTTTTTAGAAAAGTATAACTCCATTCGGAAAATATCAAATATTCTTCATACATTTCGTTGCTCCGCGTATCTTACAAACGCGTTGTTGATGTCCAGTACATTAGCTGTGCCATCTCGTATTGCCAGCGCGGCCCCATCGGCCACAAGGCGCATCACCGCGTCGCTCACTTTCCCCAAGTTGCCAACAACGCGGAACCCCGACTTACACGCGTCCAGGACATACTCCCACTGCGTCTTCGGGGGCACGATATACGAAAGAGGCAAATCCATCTCTTGGTCGTCGAGAGCGCCGAAGTCCAGCTGCTCCTCGCGTGGGATGCTTTCTGCATATGCATCGACCCTCCGCCGCCGTTCCATCTCCGACATGCGCAAATGGGGGGCGTCGGAGCCACCGTCTTCGTCATCGCTTATGTCGCCAATGTCCCCAAACAAATCGTCCTCGTCCACCTCATCGACATCGTCATCGTCATCCTCCCCATAATCCTTTTCCTCGCTTTCGTTGTCGTCGGAGTCGTCGCCTCCTGATCCTGATTCGACGTCGCTATCGTACATCTCAATGAAATTCTCAACAAACTCCTCTTCCGTGGGGTTATTGAAGAAGATATCCATGTATTTGATATTTCCTGTGATGGGCTGATTCCACTTAGCCGCCCACTTCATCCCGGGTTTGTAGACGACTTCCTTGAATTCGGCTATGTTTGGTAACTCTTTCTTCGCGCTCGAAGACAGATTAAGTGTCACGTCGGCAGGAGTGATGGCGCGCCTGATACGCCCGCGACGCGTATCGCTCTCCGAGTCCCCAAAGAACACAGACATGTCGTCTACTGCGAACGGAGTCGCTGTGCACATATTGCCGTCTATTTCGACGAACCCGTGTTTATACTTTTTCTCACTCCCTGTCGCGTGTTTACTTCTTTTCTTGTATTTTCCTACAACGTCACGCCAGTCTATATCGTCAAAAGATATGAATGGTTGATCTTGTCGTAAATATTCTTTAAAATCTTTCCAGAAGTTGTCTTTGAATTGGGTATCGATGATGTAGTTTCCCTTATTCATAATTAAAGCCGCGTAAAGGAAAGCGGCTTTTTCCTCGGTTGGGGATAGTTTATAACGTCTCCGAGCACTTGTCTTGTCGTAAAGAGACGCCTCCATATATGGTTCCTTCTCGTATTGGGGGAAGAATGGTCCTCTGTGGCGAATAGCTTTCCATTTAGGAACATAGGACGGCTGCGAGAAGCCCGACACCCCAGACAATCGCTCACTCAAATTCATAAAAATATCTTTGTCTCTTTTATCTTTGAGGATGATACAGCTCTCACTTGAACTCACTTGGTTTAGCTCGAATTCCACGTCTACTCTCTCGTAAAACGTTTTGAGGAAGTCCATAGCGTCT